CATCTTCTCCTTGAGTAACATAAGTCACTACTCTATGATAAATCTTTGTTCCACCACGCGGTTGGTTTATTGTCCTAGTTGAACCGTCAGGTTGCTTTACGTCTACTTTTCTATATTCTGCTCCAACAAAAGTAGCCTGTTGCTTTGATACAACGGCACCTGCTCTGAACTGGCGTTCCCCACTTTTTACTTGTTCTGCGTTGCCTTGCTCGAAAGATGCCATTTGATATGGTTTTTATTTATTTAGTACGAATTTTCCATATTGTAATGATAACAATTCATCAAGTTCATCTTGTTGTATTATGTATACTTGACTCCCCAATTCTTCCCAGGTGTATTGTCTATATTCTTGGTGATGAAAATTAATACCACGAAATCCCCAATTGAATAATTCTGTAACAGCAACTAGAGGATGTTGATCATACTCAATGTTTGGAGTTTTTGCATAATAATAAAAGGTGCATATGTTTCCCACTTCAGGTATAGGAGTTACTGTATCATTTAGTGCATAAGTGATTAACGTCATTCTATCATCAACACTATTCTCAGATTTAATTTCGCTAATGACAGATTCGATACGGTTCATTTGATACCTAATTCGTCCTCGGTGATGATCTTAAATTCAATTTTTCTATCAGCACAAAACTCATGAGCAGCTCTCCACTTTGCTTTATTAATTTCCCAAGTAGTGCATTCATAGATATATGATTTGGTCACCCTCTTTCTTTTTGCTGGAGGTTTTGTTTGCTTCTTGGGTTTCACCTCAATCACATAAGTTTTAACTTCACCTGTGCTCTCTCTTACCTTTATAATAAAATCGGGAAAGTATTTGTGAACACGATTATCTTTTGGTGAAACATATGGGATATGAAATTCTTCACTTCCCCATTGGAGAATGCTCTCATTTAGATCACACCAACGACAAAACTTGCGTTCCCAACTACTTCGACATATAATATTTGTGTAGTCACCTTTATATTTGTTGGGATATGACGGTCTGTATTTACTCTTGATACTTTCTGCCATACATAATATATAAGGTAAAAACTATTTATAGATGGCACTCACCGATAGACTTGGTAAATCTAAAACAATTGCCGAGATTAAATCATCATTATTGCATCCTGCTTTAACATCACACTTTGATGTTGAAGTTCCTTTTCCCTCTGCATTGAGATCACTTCTTGGTGTTAATCAAAGGTCGTTTAATTTGTCATGTAGTGAAGCTAGTCTTCCTGGATCCCAACTAACAACTTTTGAGAATAATAATGATCGCACGGGTGTGACCGAGAAACATGCATATAGAAGGCAGTTTGATGATAGGATAGATCTTACGTTCTATGTTGATGCGGAGAAGTATACGTCAATTCGTTTCTTTGAGAGATGGATATCGTTCATTATGAATGAAGATGGAGGAGGTATCCAAGGAGGAAATGCATTAAGTGAACAACAACCGAACATTGCATCAAGAGCATATCATTATAGAGCAAGATATCCAAATGAATATATTATGGATCAAGGATTGAAAGTCACAAAGTTTGAAAGAAACTATCAAAATTCTTTAACCTATAATTTTGTAAGAGCCTTCCCACTTTCTGTTAGTGCGATGCCACTTTCTTATGATGCTTCTTCATTATTAAAAATAACTGTGTCAATGAGTTATATTAGATACTATCTTGGTAGATCAATTACTCCTACAAGACCATCTAGACCACCAACACCTACTATTCCTGAACAAGCACAACAGAATAATAAATTTTTCTTTGATGCTAATCTTGATCTTGATTATGATAAGATTATACCACAAACTCCTAATGGGGTTGACTTCAAGAATCTTGGAGCAAGTGTTCCATCCGTCTCTCAAGCATTTGGAAATCTTTCATAATAACCCATCTAAATAAAATTACTGAAATTCTATAGGACATCATGCCTTTACCAAAGATTGCCACACCGGTATATGAACTTGAATTGCCATCTACAGGTGAGACAATTCAATACAGACCATTCCTTGTAAAAGAGGAGAAAGTTCTTGTGATTGCTTTAGAGAGTGAAGATACAAAGCAAATCACAAATGCTATTAAGAATGTAATTAAGAACTGCATTCAAACCAAAGGTATTAAAGTGGAGACTCTCCCAACCTTTGATATTGAATTCTTGTTCTTAAATATCAGAGGTAAGTCAGTCGGTGAAGAAATTGAAGTCACTGTGACTTGCGCTGATGATGAAGAAACTCAGGTACAACATAAAATTAATCTTGATGATATTCAAGTTCAAAGAAATGATGACCACAATAATAAAATTAAGTTAGATGATACTATCATGATGGAAATGAAATATCCATCTCTTGATCAATTTATCAAAAATAATTTTGATTTTACTGAACAGAATGCTATGGAGCAATCATTTGATTTGATTGCAAGTTGTATTGATAAAATTTATACTGAAGATGAAGTGTGGGCAACTGAAGATTGCACTAAGAAAGAGATTGTTGAGTTCTTAGAACAGATGAATTCTTCTCAGTTCAAAGAAATTGAGAAATTCTTTGAGACAATGCCAAAACTTTCCCATACTGTTAAGGTTAAGAACCCAAATACTAAGAAGGAAAGTGAAGTGGTAATTGAGGGATTGGCGGGTTTTTTCGCGTAGCCATGATCCATATGGATCTGGAGAACTACTACAAACTTAACTTTGCCTTGATGCAGTACCATAAATATTCATTAACTGAGATTGAAAACTTGATGCCTTGGGAACGAGACATCTATGTTGCACTATTACAGCAGCATCTTGAGGAAGAAGAGTTAAAGCACAAACAAAGGAATGCCATCTAGTAAATTCGGTTCTAAGTTTTTCGGTGAAAGATACCAGCAGTATGTTGATGAACTTACTGCTGAGGGAACCATTGATGGTGAAAAATTATCTCCCACTGAAAGAAAAGAAGGGTTTAAGAAAAGAAAAGATAAAGTAGATTTTGAAAAATTTGTTGAGAAAGTTGTAAGTAAAAAGAAATCTGCCGCACCATCGATGTCCGGTCAAAGGACATCACTCGGTGGCGGTGGCGGTGGCGGTGGTGCTATTGTAAAAGCACAGAGAGTTAGTGCGGGAAAGATTGTTCCTCAACAAGCGGGTGAAGAGACTAAAGAAAATATGGATGAAATTCTGAAAGGAATTGATTCTATCCTTAATAGTTTAAGAGAGCAAGAAAATATAAAGAAAAAGCAACTCAAATTGCAACGTCGAACCACTGAAAAACGGAAGAGAAAAACATCTGAAGATAAGTTAGAAGGGGGAATATTTAAAGGACTAATAAAAGCAACAGATAAAGTTCTCAAACCAGTCAAAGGATTATTTGAGAGAATATTTGATTTTATTAAGACTGTTATCCTTGGTAGAGTTATAATAAAACTTCTTGATTGGATGGGTAATTCTGATAATAGGAAAAAATTAACTGCTATTGGTAAGTTCTTAAGTAAGACCTGGCCTGCACTTCTCTTTGCTTACCTTGCATTTGGTAATGGTCTGGGTAGATTCATCACCAAGATGATCTTGATGTCTTTAAAGTTCATCCCCAAGATCGCGATGACTATTGCAAGACTTGCTGCAGCTCACCCATTAGCAGCTGCTGCAATCGCTGGTGCTGGATTATTTGTTGCAGGTGCAGTCATTCCCAAATTAATGCCAGGAACAGTTGATGAACAGGAGAGAAAAACTGCTGCTGAACCAGGAACTGCCGAAGAAAAAATTAAAAAACTTGAAGAGCAGAAATCAAAATTAAACTTCCTTGAGAGGATGCAGGGAGTTGGTGCAGAAATTGATGAACAAATAAAGTTCTTAGAGACTGGAAAGACTGCTGCATATTCTGGTGGTGGAATTGTTCGCGGATTTGCTGGTGGTGGTCATGCCATGGCACATGGAACAGACACTGTTCCTGCTATGCTAACTCCAGGTGAGTTTGTTATGAGTCGTGGTGCAGTTCAAAAATATGGATCGAATACACTTGCATCAATGAATGCTGCTGGTGGTGGAACCAATAGACCCACGATGTTAGATGGAACTTTGTATGCAAAAACTGGAGGAGAAGTTCACAAGAGTGAAAGAAAATTGCAGGGTGATAGTGAAACTGATAATGCTGATATTGATCCTGATTTATATAAACCTACTAGGGGTGGTCCCGATAGATCTGGAACAGCAACAGTAAAACCTACGGAACCTCTAATTCCAGGAACTGATAAAGATAAAAGTAAAGCACAGTTATCTGCCGAAAAAGCAAATGCAGAACTTCTAAGTTTTATTTCCAAAGGTGAAGGAGGATACAACTCAATGAACCAAGGAACTTCTGGTGGGGGAATAATTGGAAGCACTCATAATGCATCATCTATTCTTGGAAAGAATTTGCCAGACATGACTGTTAGTGAAGTTATGTCGCATCAAGCATCTGGTAAGTTATTTGCTGCTGGTCGTTATCAAATTATTCCATCTACGATGAAACTTGCGGTTGCCCGTGCTGGAGTTTCTCCTGATGATATGTTTGACCAAAAAACTCAAGATAAATTGGGGTTAGCATTAATTTATAATGGACAAAGAC